CACAAAGGCGCTTCTAAAAAAGCCAACTTTGAAATACAAAAGGTTCATAAAAAATAATGGCGACTACATACCTAGATCTTACTAACGAACTACTGCGAGAAATGAATGAGGTTGTATTGACCTCTAGTAATTTTGCATCTGCTGTAGGTATTCAAGCACACGCCAAAGATTGTGTCAATCGCGCATACCTTGATATTGTTCTTGAAGAACCTCAGTGGCCTTTTCTTGCTGTAGGCGAAAGTGGTTCTACAGATCCGCTATACGGTAATGTAACTGTAGAGACTGTCGCTAATCAGCGTTGGTACGAACTTAAAGCCGCTAGTTCATCTTTGGTAGATGACTATGGCTATGTAGATTGGGATGACTTTTACATGACTACAGTGGGTGTATCAGGCGAAACAGCCCCTTACGTAAGTCAGAACTTAAAATTTATAACCTTAGAAGAATGGAAAGACTATCATCGTGCTAAAGAAAATCAAGACGATGCTGGAGATGCTAATGGCGGCGAGCCTCGCAGAGTCTTTCGTAGTAGTGATGGACGTAACTTTGGATTGAGTCCAATACCTGACAAAGTATATCGTATTCATTTCTTTGCGTTTAATCAAGCTACCGAATTATCAGCATATGGCGATACAATTGTTTTTCCAGATGTTTATAAAACTGTGTTGCTTGCACGAGCTAGATACTACGTGCATCAGTTTAAAGAAAACATTCAGCCAGCCGCATTAGCTTTAGAAGAATATCGCAGAGGCTTACGGCTTATGAAAAATGCTTTAATGTTTCCAGTACCTAAGTACATTAAAGATGACCGAATGAGGCTTGTTTAATGTCTCAGGCTTATGGTTTTGCGGCAAAAGGAGGATTAAACACTAACCTAAACTCTTTGGAGTTGTTAGGCAATCCCGGCTTTGCTGTACGACTTTCTAACTTTGAAGTAGATCCAGATGGTGGCTATCGACGGATTAATGGCTTTACACCTTTTGGTGGTGCATCAGCCGTAAGACCTAATACTACGAACAGAGTTTTAGGAACCTTTGCATATGCTGATGGCGTTATTATTTGTTCAGGCACAGATATTTTCTTTAGTAATGATGGAGCTACTTGGCTACAGATAAATCGTAGTTCTGTGGCTGGTAGTGGAGATAACTATACAACTTTTACAGGTCGATCAACTTTAACGCGCACAGGCCAAGACCAGTGCCAATTTGCTCTTTTTGAAGGGCCTGCCTATAACTATGGGGAAGTAATTATAGCAGATGGCGCTAATAAATTATATTCTTTTAGAATGGAAGGTACTGGAGATTTAAATACTCGTACTTTTTTTGCAGGAGAAATAGCTGTTGCTGGCACAAACTCAGTTAAATATATTACAGTTCATGACCATCATTTAGTGGTGGCAGGCGTAGCTAATAACTTAAACACAGTTTATTATAGTGTATATAACGACCCCTCTAATTTTACTGGTGCTGGTGCTGGTGCTATATCAATTTCAGATCAAATACAAGGGATTAAAGGTTTTAGAACAGATTTAATTGTTTTTACAAGAAATAGTATTCATAAACTTATAAATATTAATGACTCACAAGCTGTTCGTATAGATCCTATTGCTGAAAACGTAGGTTGTCTTAGTGGATATAGTATTCAAGAAATTGGAGGTGATCTAGTTTTTCTTGCGCCTGATGGTATTCGTACTGTTGCGGGTACAGCAAGGATTGGTGATACAGAGTTAAGCTCTATTTCTAGACAAATACAAAGTGTTATTAGAGAAGTAAACCAAAATATAACAGATTATGTTATTGATAGTTGTGTCATACGCGAAAAATCTCAGTATCGTCTTTTTTATTCAGGGCCTAATGAAACCATTGCAAATGCTTTAGGAATTATTGGAACCTTTACAGGCCAAGGTTTTGAATGGTCTGAAACGCAAGGCATTCAGGCTTTTGGACTTAGTTCTACAATTGATTATAACGGTCTTGAAAAAGTTTATCACGGCGATAAAGACGGATATATTTATAATCATGATACAGGCACTTCTTTTTTAAGTGGAGGTGCTGAACAAAACATCACAGCTATTTATGAAACAGCCGATTTAGATTTTGGAGATATTGGAACTAGAAAAACTTTAAAATATGTTAGAACTTCTTTTTCTCCTGAAGGGGAAATAACCCCTACACTAAGACTTCGATATGATTATAAATCTAGCGATCTTTTACAACCCCCAGATATAGAAATTACTGGTATACCATTACCCGCAATTTTTGGAGAAGCTTTGTTTGGCACTGCAACCTTTGGAGGTACAAACGATCCAATGGTAAGAACAATTGTGCAGGGTAGTGGAACTACAGTTAGTCTACGACTTAAAACAGAAGATAAGAATTTTCCGTATGCAGTTAATGGTTTTTATATAGACTATATGCCATCAGGTAGGAGATAATAATGGCTCAAACTTATACACGACAAAGTACATTTGCTGATGGCGATACAATTACTGCCGCACTGTTTAATGACGAATATAATCAGCTAGTAAATGCTTTTGCGTATTCTAGCACCAGTGCAACAACAACAGGCCATAGGCATGATGGCACCGCAGGGCAAGGCGGTAATATCCCAAAGATTGGTGATCTAGATTTTTTAAATAAGATTGAAGTTGATAGTACTAACAATCGTTGGGGATTTTATGTAGAAGTCTCTAGTGCCGCAGTAGAACAGATTCGTATTCAAGATGGCGCTATTGTTCCTGTAACAGATAATGACATTGATCTTGGAAGTAGCTCACTAGAGTTTAAAGATCTTTACATTGATGGTACAGCAACCATTGATACTCTTACGGTTGATGAAGCCGCAACAATAGGCACAACTCTTGGCGTAACAGGCGCTACAACCCTATCTAGTACCCTTGCTGTCACTGGAGCGGCTACACTAAGCTCTACGTTGGCTGTAACAGGCACTTCAACACTGACGGGTAATGTTACAACCACAAACGACTTAAGTGTTGGTGGTAATCTTACAGTCACTGGTAATGCTACGATCTCTGGTAACCTTACGTTTGGTGATGCCGACACAGATAGTATTACACTTACGGCAGATGTTGCATCAAACATTACTCCAGATACTGATGACACTTATGATCTTGGAAGCTCTACAAAAGAGTGGCGTGATATTTATATTGATGGCACAGCCTATCTAGATGCTATTAACTTCAACGGTACAGCAATTACTGCTACAGCCGCTGAACTTAATATTATGGATGGCGTTACATCTACAGCGTCTGAACTAAACCTAGTAGATGGTTCTAGTGCAGGAACGATTGTAAATAGTAAAGCCGTTATATATGGTTCTGCCGGTGAAGTTAATGCGACTACTCTACAAGTAGGTGGAGTATCTATTACATCTACTCCAGCAGAACTTAATATCCTTGACGGTGTAACAGCCACAACAGCAGAATTAAATTATACAGACGGCGTTACTTCAAATATTCAAACGCAGTTAGATGCTAAACAATCACTTGATGCAGATCTTACTGCTATTGCCGCTCTTTCAAACACTGACGGTAATTTTATAGTTGGTAATGGTACTACGTGGGTTGCTGAGTCAGGAGCTACTGCAAGGGCTAGTCTTGGCTTAACAATAAGCTCTGATGTTCTTGCGTATGATGCAAATCTTCAAAGCTTTGTTACAGCCTTTACGCTTCCTACTTCTGATGGAACTTCAGGACAAGCTTTAATTACAAATGGATCAGGTACAATATCTTTTGGAGATGTTGATTCCCTTCCAAGTCAAACAGGTAACAGCGGATACTACTTAACCACAGACGGCACTAACGCTTCTTGGGACAATTTAAAAGCTAGTCCGACCTTTACAGGCACTGTGACGATTAGTAGCACAGACGCCCTTACACTGCCCGTAGGTACAACAGCACAGCGTCCTACAGCGGCTCAAGGCATGATTCGTTATAACACAACGACAAGCGGCTTTGAAGGTTACAACGGTTCTGCGTGGAGTTCGTTGGGCGCTCAGTTTGCATACACAAGAACATCTGCAACAGCTACTGCATCTCAAACAACATTTTCTGCCACCTATACGGCTGGTTATGTAGACGTATATTTAAATGGTGTAAAGCTTGTTAGTGGTACAGACTTTACTGCTACTAACGGAACTTCTGTTGTTCTAACTACAGGAGCTACAGTAGGTGACAGCGTTGAAATACTAGCTTACGAAACTTTTGCAGTAGCTAATGCTTTAATTGCTAGTAATAATCTTTCAGATCTTAGCAGTGCTTCTACAGCACTTACAAATCTTGGAATTACTTCAACAGCGGCAGAACTAAATATTCTCGACGGCGTTACAGCTACTACAGCAGAAATTAATTATGTTGATGGCGTAACCTCTAACATTCAAACACAGCTAGATACTAAGGCTGGAACTGGTAAAGCCATTGCGATGGCTATTGTATTCGGATAGGAGCTAAAACATGGCGGCACCAAACATTGTAAATGTATCCACTATTACAGGCAAGACAGCTTATCTTGCGTTATCTACTACTAGCGCAACTTCTCTTGTAAGTAATGCGGCATCTAGTGGTAAAGTTTTTAAGATTAATATGATTCAAGTTGCAAATGTAGATGGCACAAACAATTGCGATGTAACTGTTGATTATCATACTGCGGCGTCAGCAGGAGGAACAGCATATTCATTAGTTTCTACTGTTTCAGTACCGGCTGATGCTTCTTTAGTTGTAGTTGATAAAAATACAGCAATTTATCTTGAAGAAGATAGGTCTATTTCTGTTACGGCAGGAACCGCAAACGACCTAGAAGTTATCGTAAGTTACGAAGAAATTAGCTAATAGGAGCTAGTCGTGGCTAAAGATAAAGGCGGCTTTATTGGCTTTAACGGTTTAGAAGAAGCCTCAAAGGTTTTTAGTGGTATTTGGGCTTTAGCTACCCACGTTCAAAATAAAACTGGGTGGCCCGGAGGTGTGCCAATTGCAGATTACCTAATTATTGCAGGCGGGGGCGGAGGCGGCACTCAAATTGCCGCTGGAGCAGGGGCTGGTGGTTATCGTGAGTTTACTAACCAAACGCTTACATCAGGCGTTACTTACACTGTTACAGTAGGGGCAGGCGGTGCAGGCGGAGTAAACACAAGCACTAGAGGCTCAAACGGCTCCGATAGCTCGTTTAATTCTGTGTCTTCTAGCGGCGGTGGTGGCGGTGGTTCATACAGTGGCGGCACAGAAGAGGATGGCGGTGACGGAGGCTCTGGAGGTGGAGCGTCTGATGGTGCCGCTACAGTGGGTTCTGGTAACGCTGGCGGCTACACACCCTCAGAAGGAAATGACGGAGGCTTAGGCGTAACTAAGAACGGTCCGGGCGGTAGTGGCGGTGGAGCCGGTAGCGCTGGAGGCAATGCAGTTAATGGCACGAACGGTGGCAATGGTGGTGATGGTTCAGCATCTTCAATAACTGGCTCATCCGTGACACGGGCGGGTGGTGGAGGCGGTGGTTGTTGGCCTGATGCAGGAACCTCAACGCCGGGAACAGGCGGTTCTGGAGGCGGTGGTGCTGGAAGCGATGGTTCTTCTGCCGCTGGAACAGGCACGGCTAACACTGGCGGTGGCGGTGGTGGCGGAAGCTACCCAAGCAACACAACTGGCGGAACAGGCGGTTCAGGCGTTGTAATTATCAGAACGCTAAATACAGCTACAGCTACAACAGGTTCGCCAACCGTAACCGCAGACGGCAGTTACACTATTTATACATTTACGGGTTCAGGGAGTATTACGTTCTAATGGCACATTTTGCAGAATTAAATGAAAATAATGAAGTTTTAAGAGTCATTGTTGTAGCTAATCCAGAACTTCTTGATGGTGATGGTGTTGAACAAGAGTCTCTTGGAATATCTTTTTGTAACACATTGTTTGGTGGCACATGGAAACAGACTAGCTACAACAACAATATACGAAAGAATTTTGCAGGCATTGGGTTTACATACGATAGTGGTCGTGATGCTTTTATACCGCCTAAGCCATACGCAAGCTGGGTTTTAAATGAAACAACGTGTCAATGGGAAGCCCCTACTACAAGACCTGATGATGGTAATATGTATGAGTGGAATGAATCAACCACTAGCTGGGATCAAGTAGATGTCTAGCCGTCATCAAGGCAATATTATTTCTTCAACTAAAGTAACGCCAACAAGTAGCGCGGCAAGTGGTGTTTGGAGCGTTCAAGAAGCTAATACATTTGTAGGAAAACAAAAATGGCCCGGAGTTGCTGTTAGTGTTGATATTGAATATTTAGTTCTTGCTGGCGGTGGCGGCGGAGGTGGTGGTACTTATCATGGGGCTGGTGGTGGTGCAGGCGGCTACAGAACTGCTTCTAGTTTTAGCTTAACATCAGGAAATGTTTACACAATTACTGTAGGTGCTGGAGCAAGTCAGACAGCTACAGGACAAGCAGGTTCAACTGGTAGTGATTCGTCTATATCTGGAACAGGAATTACTACAGTAACGTCATCTGGCGGAGGTGGAGGAGGAAACTATTCAGTTAGCGTTACCAACAGCACCGGCACTGGTACTGGATACGGAAGAGACGGCGGATCAGGAGGTGGTGGCGCAAGACTAGGAAACATTGCGGGTAGTGGAAACGCAGGGGGATACAGTCCATCTGAAGGCAATGATGGCGGTGATGGAAATAATTCTGCACCAAATTATGGCTCTGGAGGCGGTGGAGGTGCTGGGGCCGCAGGACAAGATGGCACTTCTTCAGCGGCTGGAGCAGGAGGAAACGGTACTGCTAATTCTATAACAGGCTCTAGTGTTACATACGGTGGTGGTGGCGGAGGCGGTGCTTACCAAACCGGCGGGGCCGCTGGAGGCTCTGGTGGAGGTGGTGCTGGCGGTAATAGCTCAAACGGTGTAAATGGAACTGCTAATTTAGGAGGCGGTGGAGGTGGCGCAGAGTCGCACACAAGCTTCGTTGGAGGAGCAGGAGGTTCAGGAGTTGTAATTATAAGAACTTTAGAAACAGCAACAGCTACAACAGGCTCACCAACTACAAGCACCGATGGTAGTTATAATATTTATAAATTTACAGGCTCTGGCACCATTACATTTTAATCGTATATTTGGAGTAATAGAACATGAGCAATGCTAGAACAATTGCAGACTTAGGTGGCGTAACTTCCACAGCTACAGAACTTAATTATTTAGATATAACTACTTTAGGAACTAGCGAAGCATCTAAGAGTTTAACAGCAGATGCTAATGGTGTGGTGACGTTTGATAACGGCGTTTCAGAAGAGTACACAGCAGTTACATCTAGTAGTAATGCTACGACTGTAAACCTCCGTGATGGTACAAACTTTAGTCATACACTGACTGAGAATACTACGTTTACGTTTAGCAACCCAGCGTCTAGCGGCAAGGTATCTGCGTTTACGTTGAAACTTGTGCAGGATGCTAGTGCTTCTGGGTATACAGTAACTTGGCCTGCATCAGTAGATTGGCCTAGTGCTACAGCGCCTACGTTGACAGCTACGGCATCAGCGGTTGATTACTTTGTGTTTATCACCCATGACGGCGGCACAACTTGGTACGGGTTTACAGCGGGGCAAGCTTTAGGATGAGTAGGTTAGCTTTAAAAGCAATTCAAGCCTCCGCTGGTAACGCTGGTGGTGGTATAGCTTGGGATATTTCTACGGCTGTTTTTAATGGTAGTCCAATAAACTTTAAATTTACGCAACCACAAGGTTCAAATCAAAATATATTTTTGAAGCCTGATGGAACTAAAATATATTTTATTACCAATACCAATCCTGACAGTGTGCGTGAATACGATTTATCAACAGCATATGATTTGTCTACAGCAACATACAATCAAGGCTTTCAGGTTACAACACAAGACAATAATCCACAGGCGCTTTTTTTTAAATCAGACGGAACTGAAATGTATGTTACGGGCCTACAAAATAACAAACTTTATCAATATACACTAAGCACTGCATGGGATGTTTCTACTGCTTCTTATACTAGAGATCTTGGTAATTTAACTACTGTATCGGGTGTAAATCATAGCCCAGAACGAGGACTTTTTTTTAAACCGGACGGAACTGAAGTCTACATTGTTAATGGTGGGTCGTTAGATTGGCTTACTCAATGGAGTTTAAGCACTGCATGGGATATTAGCACTGCATCGTATACTAGACTGCTTGATATAGGATCAACAAGCGTAGTTAATCCAGCAATAAACTCCTTTAAGGGTCTACGATTTGAAGATGATGGTACATCAATGTTTATTGTTGATAGTACTTATGGCCCCCGTGTGTATGAATTTGATTTAACTACGGCATACAATATTAGTACAGCTTCTTTTTCTCAGTACAAGGATCTTAGTGGATTGGAGGCAGAAAATAACCCAACAGGGCTTGATTTTAAGTCTGACGGTACAGAAATGTTTATTGGAGGATCAAATTGGGGATTTACAAAATTTACTTTAAGTACGGCATGGGATGTTTCTACAGCAAGTTTTACCGCGCCAACAACCAATTATTTTAGCGTTGCATCACAAACTGTAAACCCTACTGATTTGTTTTTTAAACCAGATGGAACTGAATTGTACGTTACGGATGCAACTGGTGATGTTGTTCTTCAATACGGTTTGAGTACAGCATGGAATCTTACTACTGCTTCTTACACCAGAAGTTTTAGTATTTCAGCCCAAGAACTCCAGCCTTCCGGTCTTTTCTTTAAGTCCGATGGTACAAAAATGTTTATTGTTGGCCTTAATGGTGATGAGGTAAACGAATACTCTTTAAGCACTGCGTGGAATATTAGCACTGCTTCTCATACAACAGTTTTCTCTGTTTCAACTCAAGAAACTAATCCAATGACCATTTCTTTTAAGTCAGACGGCACTAAAATGTATGTTCTTGGTAGAAGCGGAGATGATGTAAACGAATACAATTTAAGCACTGCATGGGATGTTTCCACTGCTTCTTACAATCAAAATTTTAGTGTCAATAGCCAAGCAACAAATCCAAGCGGCCTTTATTTTAGAGATGATGGATTAAAAATGTATGTTACTGGTTATACAAATGATGCTGTTTTTGAATATGATTTAAGCACTGCATGGGATGTTTCTACCGCTTCTTACAATCAAAATTTTAGTCTTACTGATTATACTCTTGTGCCTGAAGGTGTATTTTTTAAATCAAACGGCAAAAAAATGTATGTTATTGACAACGGCACTGCCGCTATTTGGTCTTTTGATCTTTAACTAAAAGGAATAATTTATGTTTGTTAAAATCACAAACGGTGCGGTAGCTAAATTTCCATACAACATTGGAGAGCTACGCCGTGAAAATCCACAAACAAGTTTCCCTCAAACAATTCCTGACGCTACTTTAGCTAGTTACGGAGTGCATCGTGTTACGGAAACTACATCACCAACAATAGACTACAAAAGTCAACGAGTTACACAAAGCGTTCAAAATGTTGATGGAGTGTGGACACAACAGTGGCAAGTTCAAGACCTTTCAGAAGACGAAGCAAGCGCCAATAATCGCGCACATAGAGATCGTTTGTTAAAGGCTACAGACCACTACGGGTTGTCTGATGTAACCATGTCAGCAGATATGGCGACCTACAGGCAGGCTTTACGAGATGTACCACAGCAAGAAGGATTCCCCGGAACTATCACATGGCCTACAAAGCCAGAGTAATCTGTGGACCCCGTATCTTTAGTAGCTATAGCGTCCTCTACGTTCAAGGGTATTCAAGTCCTTGTTAGTAAAGGCGCAGAGATTGAACACGTAGCTCAAAAGCTAGGACACTGGTATGGGCTGGTGTCTGACATAAAAGAAGCTGAAAAAGAGGCAGAGAACCCACCGTTATTTAAAAAGATGTTTGACGGTAACTCTGTAGAGGAACAAGCACTTAATGCTGTTATTGCTAAAAAGAAAATAGAAGAACAAGAAAAGCAAGTAAGAGAATTAATTACTTGGGCTTATGGTAAAGACACTTATAAAGAAATGATGCAAATGCGTCGAGACATACGAGCTAAAAGAGAACGTATAATTTACAAGCAAAGACGCAGGCAAAGAAGAATGCTAGATGTATCAGCCATTGTTATAGGACTAATGGTAGCCGGTGGGGTTGTATGGACAACCGTTAGCTTTATACAGAGTTTTGGAGGATGACAATGGCTGTTGTAAACGATCAACGCTTAGAGCGTATAGAAGAAAAGTTGGATAAGTTATCTGATACAGTCTCTGATTTAGCACGTATTGAAGAGCGTATGTTGTCTGTATTTAAAAGACTTGATAGACACGAAAAAAGATTGGACGATCAAGAAGATGATTTAAGAACTTTGAGTAACAATGTCATTTTAAATTCTAAAACAACTACTAGTATTGAGAGGTTGTTTTGGGTTATCATTACAGCAACAGCCTCTGTGGTTGTTTATATGTTTAGATAGGAGAAACTTTTATGAAATACTTTCTTATGTTTTTAGCTTTCTTTGTAGGCTCTGCGTATGCAGAAACTGTTATCAACTATGATGATGGTTCTACATATACTCTAGAGGCTGGTCAAGAGATTTATATTGCCAGCGAAGCTAGTACTTTGTTTAAGCGTAAAATATATAACAACAAAAACATTTATTTTACGGCTCAAGCACCGTGGAGTAAACGTGACTATGTTGCACAGCCTACAGATGGTTTAGAGGTTGGGTCGCACGAATGGTGCTTGGCATATGAGCCGTGGCACGAAGGCTACACCTTTGGTATGCAGTACTGGCAACGCGGTTGCGACACCAATGGTGACGGTGTTTACGACGAAAACGATGCTGGCTGGGAAGGCTAAGTAAAATGTTAGAAATGCTAGTAGGCCCGATTACGGGCCTTTTAGACAAGTTCATTCCTGATGCGGATGAAAAAGCGAGGTTGGCCCATGAAATTTCTACAATGGCTACAAGACACGCCCATGAATTGGCTAAAGAACAAATATCAATTAATCGTGAAGAAGCTAAACACACTAGCATCTTTGTTAGTGGATGGCGTCCAGCGACAGGTTGGATTTGTGTTGCCGGTATGGGGTTTAATTTTATTGCTGTGCCTATTGGGAACTTTGGTTGTGCTTTGGCTGGTATAGATGTTGTCATGCCAAATCTTGATATCTCTGAAATGATGCCAGTACTTTTGGGTATGTTGGGCTTAGGAGCTATGAGAACTGTAGAGAAAACGAAGAAAGTCGCTAGAGACTAGAATGAGTTACTTTACAAAAGAAGAGTTGAGTTGTCAACACTGCGGTACTTATAAGTTTGATGATGAATTTTTAAAGGTTTTAAATAACATTAGAGAAGAATGTAATTTTCCTTTTGTTATTAGCTCTGGTTACAGATGTGTTGACCACCCTATAGAGGCTTCTAAAAGTCGCGTAGGCGCACATACAACAGGCTGTGCAGTTGATATAGCAGTAAGCGGAGATAAAGCTTTAAAGGTTCTTGAAGTTGCCATGAAGCATGGTATAAAAAGAATAGGTGTTAATCAAAAAGGAAAAGGACGATTTATACACTTAGATATGGCAGAAGAAGCTTTTCCATCTCCTGCAATCTGGTCGTACTGAGGAATAGATAAATGGCTAAAAAGCAAAAAGCAAAAAAAGTCGCTAGACATAGAAGACGGAAATACCATGAAGGCTCACACTCTATAAATAAAGTGGGTCGGTATGTGCCACATAGTCCTAGCCATAGTGATGTACCAGAATTTACTTTAAAAGCTATGTACGAACTGGCAAAAGGTAATGGTTCATTTGATGGGACTTTTGCAGAATTTCAACAGTCTTTTGGTAGTGGTCAGTCAACTTCAGGAAGTAATAATACTTCTGAAACTACTCAAGAAACCCCAACCATTGATATAGATACAATCTATGAAAATGCAGTTTCAGCAGGATATCAAGGAAGCAAAGAAGATTTTGAAGCTGTGATTGGTGGGGGCCTTGGTTCGATGGGGCTTGGTTATGGAAATATTTTTGGTGTTTCTTTTGGGGGCAATAATACGGGTATAACACTTGGTGGCGGCACGACAGATGATGGTACGCCTTATGTACCCTCTAAAGATCCTACTCGTCCTAAAGCTCCCGGCTCTTCTGTGTGGGATAGTTTTGAATATCCTGATCCTGTTACAGTAGAAGACTTGCCCGAAGCCCATGTATATACACCTGAAAAAACCAACGTGAATGATCCTAAAGTATATGCTACTCCTGTTACAGAAATGAAAGAAGAAAATATTCGTAAAGTAACAGCGCCTGATCTAAGTAAAAAAGAGGACGAAGACGAGGACGAAGAAGGGCGCGGTGGTGCTAGGCGTGGTGGTATTCGTTATGCGGCTCGACGCGGTGGTAGACGATCTACAACAACTCCTAGGCCAATGAGTCCTGAAATGCTAAAAAAACTACAGAGCGGTCAAACAGCCAATATAAAAGATGCGCCACCAAAGAGCGCACCCCCTAGACCTTTTGGGCCAATGACAGGAGGCCCTAGGCCAATGAGTCCTGAAGTGCTAGAAACATTCAGGCGTGGTAATCCTGATGTTTTAGCTGAAGCAGGGCGAGAAGCGAATACAAGAAACAAGCCTAACTTAAGGGGCGGTCCACGAACAGGCGGTCCACGAACAGGCGGTCCTAGAACTGCTGGACCAAGACCAGAAGTAATAGAAACTCCTGAAACAAAGACTTCTAATTTATTAGATGTAGTAACGGGACAAACAAATAAAGGGCAAGAAACAGCCTCAAACGCTGAAACAACGGCTTCTAATTTATTAAATGTAGTAACGGGACAAACAGGTGGCCCAAGATATGGCGTCAGTGATGTTGCAGAAGACATTTCTGATAGAGTAATTAAAACACCTTCTGATCAAACTAGTACCGCAGGCACCACTGGCCCACAATATGGTGTCAGTGATGTTGCAGAAGACATTTCTGATCGTGTGACTAAAACGCCTGCTGGTGCTGATCCTGTTACTCTTGACACTACTTATGATGTACAAGCGCCAACTATTTCGTCGGGATCTTCAGTTTCATCAGGCGGGACAACAACTGGACCAGCGACAACTGGACCGGCAACAGGCGTTCAGGCAGGGCCTCCAATTTCAGCAACCCCAAGCACATCAGCAACACCAGCAACATCATCTTCAGGTGTTGCTCAAGCTACGCTTACAACAGCAGATGCTCCTAATGCTATAGAAGCTTCTACGTATGATGCAACGCTTATTGATGAGGGAGATGTACCAACTGTTGAAGCAGAGCAGGGCGAGCTTAGTGATGAAGCCCTTGCTCAGTTTGAAGAACAGGGTTTAACTGAAAGGGCTGTAGCGGTTGAAAGAGATCAAGCGCAAGAAGAGGCGGCTAGGGCTACTGCCGCACAGCGTCCAGAAGCAAAAGAATATGCTGACGGTATTACAAGCGATGAGCGTTTTTCAGTTATTGAGGCTCAAAGTCCTGCGGTAGCCACACGTATTGCACAGCAAATTTCAGAAAGAACTAAAAAAGACTTGATGGAAATTGTTACTGGTGAGGGTGTAAACCTTGATGATATCCCAGAGTTTGCTTTAGCCGCACAAAGAACTGCACAGGTTGGAGAAGCCAAAAGAGGAATAGCACAACAATTAGGTAATGCGCCTTCAATTGATCTTGAAGGTCGCGAAGCTATTCTAGGAGAAGCCCCAAAGGGGGATGCCTCACAGATTGGAGGTATTCCTACTTTAGCGGCGGCATCTAGACAGGCGGTCACAGGCGAAGCAAGGAAGGCGGCGGCGGCTGATATGAATGCTGTTGTAGGTAATCTTCCTCCTGAAGTAACTGCCGCAATTCTTGATGATCCTCAAACCGTAGAGGCTCAATTAGATACTGAACCTGTTTCTGTCAAAGCGGCTGTAGCGGCTCTTCCAAAAGAAGCTTTAGTTTCTACACAGATGGAAGGCTTGCTTGCTGGTATGGAAGATGGAGAGGTTCCAGCATGGGCTAAACCAGCCGTAGATGCTATAAACGCTCAAATGGCTCAAAGAGGTCTTTCTGCTTCTACAGTAGGAAGGGATGCTTTGTTTAATGCTATTATTCAAAGCGCCTTACCAATTGCTCAAAGCAATGCTCAAGCCCTTCAACAACGAGCATCACAAAATCTTTCAAATGAGCAACAGGCAAACGTACAGCAGGCTTCACAAGTCATGCAACAACGTATGGCAAACCTTGCTAATCGTCAAACAGCGGCCTCTCAGACAGCGGCAATGGCGCAAGAAATTAATGTACGTCAGAGTGAGTTTGAACAACAAGCTACATTAACAACCGCACAGCTACAACAGCAGACAAGGATGCAGAATCTTCAAAATGCTCAACAAAGAGCATCTCAAGAGTCTGCACAACGGCAACAGGTTGCTATAGCTAATTTAGATTCTGCTACTAAGTTAGATCTTGCTAACTTGCAAGTACTAAACGAAGCAGGCGCACAAAACTTAAGCGTTGACCAGCAGGCGCGTCTTGCTCAATACAATGCTCAAGTGAATCGTACAATGCGACAAGCTGAACTACAACAAGATATGGAAAAAGCAAACCTATCTTCAGAGCTTCAGCTAGAGCTTTCAAATCTTACTGAACAGAATGCCGCCGCAAGAGATACAATGACGGCTGAAAATCAAACAAGGCTAACAAATCTAAATACTCTTGTAGATTTTAAGAAGACTAATGTTCAGCTTGCACAACAAATGGATATGGCTAATTTAGCAAATGAACAGCAAATGGAACTTGCAAATCTTGCTGAACGTGCCGCTACTGATGCCGCAAACTTTACAGAAGCCAATCGCTTTAGGCTTCAGGAGCTAATGACTACAGTTAATGTTCTTTCTCAAAATGCTCAGTTGAGGCAGAATGCAGAACTTGCTCGTTTGTCTACGGCTGAAAAAATTGAGCTTGCAAACTTACAGGCTAGAAATGAAGCAGATGCTCAAAATATGTCTGCTCAGAATACACAACAGTTAGCAGTGTATCAACAGCGTATGCAGGCGGCACAGGTTAATGCTCAACTTGCACAGCAAATGGAGATTACAAACCTTTCAAATCAACAAGAAGCCGCTATGTTTAATGCTCAGATTGATGCCAATATGGACATAAAACAATTTGATGCCAACCAACAAGTTCAACTTGCCAATAGTAAGTTTATGCAAACTATGACCATGAAGGACTTGGATAATCGTCAACAAGCAGTTATGCAAAATGCTACAGCAATGGCGGCTTTAGATCTTTCTAATGCTGATAATAGAACAAAGCTTGCCGCCCAGAATGCCCAAGCCTTTTTGCAGATGGACATGGCAAACCTAAACAATCGTCAGCAGTCAGCAGTACTTAATGCTCAGATGATGCAACAAACTTTATTGTCTAATCAGTCTATGGACAATGCCGCAAAGCAGTTCAATGCTCAAAGCGAAAATCAAGTTAATCAGTTTAATGAAAGTTTAGCGGCTCAGATAAATCAGTTTAATGCTTCTCAAGCAAATGCTATGTCGCAATTTAATGCTGATGCAACAAATAGACAGAACATTGCTCAATTAGATGCAGACACACGTATAACAACTACTCAGATTGGTGCAGATGCTCAAATAGCAAGCACTCAAATAAGTGCTAATGCTACTGTTAGTGCCGCACAACTACGTGCTGATAGCTCTGAAAGAATTGCACAGGCTCAAATGACTTTACAAGCCGATCAGTTTAATTCTGACCAAGACTTTAGACGCGAACAGTTCAATGCGGCTAATGCTAATGCTATTGCTCAAGCAGATATTGCTTGGAGGCGTCAGGTTTCTCTGGCTGAGACAGCCGCACAAAACGCGGCAAATCAACAAAATGTTCAGAATGCTTTTGCTATGTCTATGCAACAGCAACAAAATGCTTGGCTGGCGGCTAGAGATGAGGCTAATTACATAAATCAGGCATACGAAAATTCAGAAACTAGAAAGACTCAATTGTTAGCAGTAGCTCTTGGTAATGAGGCGGCAGTTGGAAATAGCAGTAATACAACTGTAAACACGCTAACCGATTTGATTAATCAGTTTTTCCCAGATGGAGGAGGCCCTTAATTATGGGATTTTTTAAAAAAATATTCAAAGGCATAAAAAAGGTCTTTAAAAAAATTGGCAAAGCCGTTAAAAGTGTCTTTAAGTCTGTTGGAAAATTTATGGGTAAGATTGGCATCATTGGTCAAATTGGTCTTGCTCTAGTCCTGCCGGGGGTCGGGCAAATCCTATCGGGAATGTTGGTTGGCACAAGCCCCGGAGTTGTTGGTGGGCTTGCAGGAATGTTACAGGGCGGTGGAGCTATAGGTCAAGCGGCTTCTAGTTTTATCCAAGGGGCTGTAAAAGTTGCTGGGCGTGTCGGTAACTTCTTTAGTACTGTATCAGAAGGTGTTACTAAAGTTGTTGGAGAAACTGTAGGGGCTTTTGCAAATAGCTTGGGAGTTACTCCAGATAGCTTTATTGGTAAAGGGCTTGCAAAAATGAATATTAATGTAGGCGATTCTAACTGGAGCAGTGTCTGGGAGGCTACTCAGCAGGCCATGACAGATACAGTAGCCGCCGGTAAAAATATTTTTGTACCTACTGTTGATCCTGCCCAAGCCGCACAGTTAGCGGCAGGACAAACAGCACAGGTTCAAGAGGGCTTGCAGGGACAAATTGAAGGCGCTATGACAAGCCCAGAAATCCCCGCACCTACGATGGAGGGGCAAAGCCTGCTTACTCCTCGTGATATGGCACCCCCGACAGGTGGCGTTACTTCTAGACCTCCTACAGTTCTGGAAAGTGTGCAGGCTGGATCGTATACTACAGACGCTACAGGAGCTATTGTACGTAAAACCGCTGATCCTTTTGGCCCCGTAGGGACAATAGATGGCGTAACTTATATGAGTGGGCCACCTCCAGCGGCTGTAGCGAGCGGAAGGACAACCGCGCCTATAACCACAGGAGAGCCTGTTTACGTGGCCCCAGAGACAGTTGCTGAAAAGGGCATGGCTCTAGGAAAAGGCCTTTATGAAAAAGGCGTCAGGCTTACTAAAGAAGAAATAGCACAAGCCCCAGCACGAATAGTGCAAGCAGGCACAACTAAGGTCATGCAGGCTATAGGCCTAGAAGATGTTCCTGAATATCAATATAACCAGTACGCTATTGCAGTACCAGCAATTGATATGGGGTCTACAACCGGCATTGGAGATATGTTTAATACAGGACAGGCACAAGAATACTACAGGGCCTACAGTGCTGATCTTCAGTCTAAGCCTTTCGGAGATCTTTCAAGCCTATACTCCTACTTTGACTTTATGAGACAGCAGGGTTATTCATAATGAATGAACAATACTACGATACGATAATAAATGGTGGTCGAGCTATTCCGGGGCAGAGTCTTACTTCTGATCCTGATAGTCCAGCGCCTTATGAACAGCCTCCAGAGTATGTGACGATTCATGAGGCTTCTGAATGGATCTTTTCACAGCTTATAGACGAAGAAAATTACGAGCGATTAATTCAGGTATTAATTGATGATATGCCTGTCATGGATGTTGCTCAAGTTCTGTTGTTTAAAGGCTTTACGGCAGGCAAATGGACCGTAGATTTAATGATGCTTCTTGCAGAGCCTACAGCCTATATGATTATGGCGCTTGCAGAAAGAGCAGGAGTTGAGCCTGTTATTTTTAGAGGCGAAGATGAGGAAGAACTACAAGACGAAATCTTCTTTGGAACTAAATTAAGTAAAGAGAAAGTAGATGCGTTACGAAAAATATCGGCTTCTGATATTCCCTTGCCGTTTGTAACTGAAGAAGACAAAGCTAAATTAGAAGAGCTACCTACCGCAGAAGAGATGGATGTAGAGCCTACTAGTTTGTTACAGAATCCAGAAGAAGAGGTACAACAGTAATGTCTATTGAAGAGTTTGGACAATCCCTACTTCAACAACAGCGTGATAGAAATAGGCGTAGACGTAAGGATGAAGAAAGGGCGGCTTATCTTGGGACAGGCGTTCAGATCTTAAAAAAACTTGCTAATACTTTTTTGCAAGAAAAGACTATGAACTTTATGCAACGTGAAGATGTTCAGTCAGCTAGGCAAGTTGCTAGGGGAGCCGATAATAGCCTTGCTTTTTTATTGGATTATGACAAGCGAGTAGCGGATTCAGGTATGTCTCAATATCAATATGAGCTAGGTCTAGCAAAGCCAATAGCCCAGCAACAGATTCAACAACAAAACCCTAGCGCACAGTTAGGTACAAGTCACTTTGATGCGCTTGTTAATGAAATGGCGGCTACAGTAGCTAAGAAAAAGATGGGCTTGATATCAGAAATGAGGACTATTGCTCAACAAGCGCCTGAAAGTGGAAGCTACACTAATCGCCTTGACTTAATTCAAAAACGCTTGAGGCCTTCTAATATCCAAGAAGGCATTACATCCTTTATGCGTGGCATGGTAGATGGTATGTCTAATGAAGATATGGAGCTACGTCAACTCGCGGCACTAAAAGAATATAGCACTCCTCAAGTTGAAGGGCCTTCTGGAACTATTGATCTTTCAGAGGCAGAGCAGGCCAAGCGACTCAACACCCTGATGAAGACTTACGGAAGAACCAGAGATCTTGTACTGTCTTCAAATTATGCTGATAACGAAGCGGCGGCTGAAAAGATAAGCCAAAAAATAAAAGAGCTACCAACAGGAGCATTCAGTGAGCCTAAAATTATAACTGCTCGTGTAGGCGATCAAGACCTCACTTACGTGCTTGAAATAGAGACAGATGCACGGGGTAATAAACGAATAACTAATAAAGAGCCTTTTGATAGCGATAACGACGAGCATATAGGTACTAGGGAAGTTCAGACTGTTGAGGGCATGGCCTATGTAGTGCAAAACTATTTTTCTGAAGGGGCGCGTAAAAGGTTTTTAGCAGAGCTTGCCTCACCCGAAACCCTTTCCGGTGGTGAGGGAGAAGAAGCTACTGTTGTTCCGGGTGTTACGGGATTAAAGCCGCGCTCACCCCAGCAGTTCGCTAGATTCATGGCGCTATATACTAAATATGCCCAAGATACTAGCAATTATAGAAAAGAAGATGCTTATCAAGAGAGTATAGCGCAGTCAATTAATGTGGTTACTAACATATTTATGCAGAATTTTTTGAAAGATTATGCGGCTACTATAAGAGACGGTACTGAAGAAGATATAGAAGATTACATTAAAAAGGGAACATCTATATTGGGTGGTCTAATTTCAGGCCTAACAATTGAACCTGAGATTATTGGTACTGAGCCATATTAAATGACTGAAAGATACAGAACAAAAGTTACACTTGGTGATGGTCGCATAGTTTATGTTGTGCATGACGGCACCCTGTCTGATGATGAAATTAAGGCAAGGGCTAAAGAGCAGGGTCTTTTAGAAGCCTTTAAAAAAGAACCTGAAGAAGCACCAGAGCCTGTACAAGAGCCTTCTGAGCCTCCAGAAGAAAACCTTGCGGCTGACCTTACTCAAACCCTTGCGCGAACAGCTATGGGTCCAGTAGAGCTAGGCCAAGATGTTCTCAATGCCGCGTGGCAAAATCCACTAGGTGCTGTAGGAGAGATGATAGGCGTCAAAGGGCCTGAAGGTGAGTTAATACCTGAAGAAACAGTAACTAAGTTTAAAAACCTATTAGTTGATAATCTTTCTAAAGGTATGCAAGCATACGGCGCTGATGTAGAAAAAGAAGACATCATCGAACCAGAAACAGGCGAGTACAAAGAATACTCTACTCTTGCTGGTGGAGCGTCTATGATTCTACCCTACTTTGTGGTTGGTGCGGGTGCATATAAAACTGCAAAGCCCTTTGTCGAGAGCGTAAGTAAGTTGCCTCAACTTGCTCAAACTCTTATGGCTGGCGGTATGGCGTCTGTAATTACTGAGAACGCTTTGTATTCTGACGATCCTTCTGAGACTATTGCTGGAATTGTTTCTGATCTTGACGAAGAAGGCGTTATTCAATTAAAGCAGAACACAAAAGACTTTGTTGAGTTTTTTCAAATCAAAGAAGATGATGATGCTTTGGATAAAAGAATAAAGCTTAGTCTAGAAGCAATGTTTTTATCTGGCGCTTTTGATTTAGGTTTAGAAGGCATAAAGCTGGCTGGTAAAGGCGGTGGGGCTTTAGGCGCTAGAATGCTTGAAGTCTTTGGCGTATTGAAAGGACAAAAATTAAGTCCCGAAGAACAAGCAGAACAAGCACTCAAGATGCTCAAAGAAGCTAGAGAAGAAATACAAATTTCTAGAATAGAGCCTACAGATACTATGAAGTTTTCAGAAACTCCTGAAGGCTTGGCTCAAGTTGAGATGCAACAGTCTAGCTTTATAAACAGATTTTTAGGTAGTTTGTTTACGTCGAGAGGATACTTTACTCCATTAGCATTTAATATGCACAGGGATAAAGAGTACGCGACTAGACAAATTATTCAAGAATCTGAAAACATAGCTATGCGTTTGCAACGCTCATTGAATAGTCTTGAAGAGAAGGGCGAAGTAACAGATAAAGTTCGTCAGGCTCTGACAACTGCATATGATTTTGATCCAAAAGCCACACTACAGTTTAAAGCTAATAAGATGGGACTGCCTGTTGAAGTAGCTGAAAATGTTTTAGAGGCTAGAGAATTAATTGATTCGCTATCTTCTAGGATTGTTAATTCTAATATCCCAGACAGTAATGTTAAAAAGACAATTGAAGATAATGTTGGTCAGTATTTGAGACAATCGTACAGGATGTTTGAGGATGCTGGTTATACTCCTGATGATGCTGTTGTCAAAAGATTTGTTCAGCAGATTCAGAACATGAAGATGAAGACAGCTATGGAGGCTGGGCCTATAACTCCTGATGAAATAAAGAGGATGGGCGAAGAGGCACAAGGCATAGTCGATTCAATTCTAGACGGTGTAAAAGGATCTAGAGGCGATGTTTTAAAATTCTTTAGAAATACGACTGCTGAAAATAGAAAAATACTTTTAGAAAGACAAGACCTTTCAAAAACAGCCAAGGAGTTTTTTGGTGAGGTTGAAAATCCATCTGAAGATGTAATCTTAACCGTCACGAAGATGGCAAGGCTTGTAGAAAACAACAGGTTTAATGAGAATTTAAAGAGCGCGGCCCTTGGTAAATATCTTTTTGAAAAAGAAGTTATTGATCCAAAGACGGGGAATGTTATAAGTGGTGGGCCAGTAACCAGAACAAGCGAAAGAACTGGTAGGTCTATAAAATATAATGCTAAGTTAGATATTCCCGGTAGTCCTTTAGATGGGATGTACACTACACCACAAGTTAAGGCGGCTTTAGAAGGGTTGCAAGATGATTTTCTTGCTGGTAGTGATGGTATGGTTGCTACAGCTTTACGTATTTTTTCTCGCTTAAAGGGTGAAACTCAAAAATCTAAAACTGTACGCAGTATAGGTACTCATATGCGTAACATTTTTGGTGGAGCACAGTTTGGATTGGCGAACGGGATGATTTATCCTTTCCATAGCGGTTCAAATTCTTTGAAAGCTATTGCTAATCAGCAGGGCTGGTTTTTTGACGATAAGTCCTTAACTGACTCCTATCAGAGATACACCCGATTGGGCGTAATCAACACCAGTGTAAAGGTAAATGAATATAGAAGAGCTTTAAGAGATTTCAATATAGACCCAAAGGGGTTTATAGATCGGTTGCCAATTAAGAATCTCAAGAAAATAGATGAAGGTGCTGAAGCCGTCTATATGGGAACAGACGATTTCTACAAAATGAATGCCTTTGAGTATGAACTTAAAACTTTGAAGAAGGCTTTTCCTGATGAAAGCGAAGAAGTTTTAGAAATGAGGGCGGCTCAAATTATTAGAAATACTTTCCCAAACTATGACTTGGTTCCTCCCTTTGTTAAAAATCTGCGATATTTGTTTGTAGGAAACTTCCCAGCCTTCCCATCAGAAATTATCAGGACAAGTATAAATATTGTTAAGCAGGCCGCTGAAGAAATAAATTCTGGTAATCGTGTAATAGCGGCAAGAGGTGCAAAAAGACTGACGGGCTTTACGCTTCTCCCGACAGTAGGATTTGAGGGCGCGTCAACGGCAAGTGAATATCTCATGGGTTTTGATGAGGCTGAAGCAGAAGCGGCACAAGCCAATAGCGAAACGCCTTGGTCTAAAGCCACCAGAATCCATGCGATGGTTGATGGTAAGCCTGCGACAATAGACACGCGCTTTATTGATTCTTACAATACTATAAAAGAACCTATCCAAAGAATATATGGCGAAATAATTTCTGGAGAACGGCAAGGTAAAGAACTAGATGAAGTCCTTTCTAGTGCCGCAGAGCAAGCTTTAATATCTTTAGGCGCTCCTTATGCTGAACAGTCCATACTAACGGAAGCTATTGTTGATATAAGTAGGGCTGTTAAAGGTAGGGTAGCAGATGAAACAGTTAGAGCTTCAGACGGCACTGTATTAACAGAACCTGAAATGCCCCTAGGCGAGTTTTTTGGTAATGTAGCAATAGAGCTATTAAAGACCTTTGAGCCGGGAACAACGACAGGCATAAGAAATATTTTTTCTGATGAGAAGAAAGCCGCTTTTGACAGGCCCAGAAGAGATCCTTATTTAGAAACGCTCGCGCTTGCTGGATTTAGAATAACCCCAAGAAACGATGACGAGACTGTTTATTATGCCGCCAGAAATTATCTAGGTAGAAGGGGCAATCAGTCTTCAGCTACGCCAAGCTTTAATAAAGATGCAGAAGAAGTATTGCAATCTTTTGAAAGAAGGCTGTCTGGTGATTACAAGGCCCAACAAGATTTGTATGACACAGTGCGTAGATCTAGACTGTTGATTGGCGACATAGCGACTGAATATGAATTAAAAAGGGCTGGCATTGGGGCCGATCAGCGGATAGCCTTGTTCAGAAATCGCCCTTACTTTACAGACTACGTAAAAAATAATTATATAGACCTTGTAAAAAAGACAGGCCTTAACGAGCAAGATGAATATTTCGCATATATACAAAACCTCTACAGCATTCAAAACGCTTATGAGCAGACACCGCTTACAAAGGTTGAGGAGCGTCCAAGACCTCCTTTGAGATCTGCTTATGGTAAAGGCGGCGAAGTCTACAACGTCCCTCAAGTCCCTGTAGAGCCTGATGAGCGCATAGACAGGATGACGGGACGGCCCTACGACCAGCAGGCTGGTGGGGCTTTCATAGACGAAGAAGATCGTTCAGGCTTTGCGGCTGGTGCGCTTGTTAAGCAACTGTCTAGGGTACTGTCTAAGGCCGGTGCTGAACCAATAACTGAAAAGAATGTTAAGGAAGGCTTTGAAAGAATGCCTGTGCCTGATGCAACGCTCAGCCCGTATGCAGAAGTTCCTGAACCAGCAACTTATGATGAGATGTTCAATGCACTAGATAAAAATAAGAAAGAAAAGATTAACCTAGAGATTCCTGATGGACAGAAGGTAGGCTTAAGGTTAGACATACCGGCCTATACGAATCACGATACGTGGGTTCCAACTGTTCATGTCAAAGGTAAAGCCTCGCACAGAGCTACAGCGGCTATAAAGAACGTAGATTTAATGCCGACAAAAGGCGAGCAGGCAAAAGCTGAAAAGGTTATGAAAGGTGGAGCTAAGTCTCCATTTGCTAGGATTGATGGTAATCTTATTAATAGGTCTGATGAAGAGAACTATGTATTGGCTCAACAGGCGCTCCACGATCCTGATTGGACTCAAGTAGGTTATAACCCAGACAGGCATTCATATTTCTTTGATAGAGTTACTGGCGACCCTATTATAGCTGGTGATGAAGCTATTCAGGTTGGCCCACTAGTGCTTGTTAAGAACGCGGTGCGTGGAGAACGTAAAGACTTTGCATATTCTAAAGGTGGTGTTACAAGACGCTATGCGGTTGCTAAGGGTGGTAAGATTGACAAGAAGAAGATGGCCTGCAACAAGCCTCGACGCACACCTAACCACCCTAAGAAGTCTCATGTTGTCAAAGCCTGCGAAGGCGGTAAAGAAAAGATAATTCGTTTTGGTGAGCAGGGCGCTAAGACTGCTGGCAAGCCAAAGGCTGGTGAATCTGCACGTATGAAGGCCAAGCGCAAGAGCTTCAAAGCCCGTCACAGAAAGAACATCAAGCGCGGAAAGATGTCTGCGGCTTATTGGGCTGATAAGGTCAAGTGGTAACGATACATAAGATCGTATGGCGTGATGCCTCTGGAGGTTCTAACGTAGGTTGGAGGGACATAGAAGAACTAAAGAAGATTACTTCAGCCTTGGCAGTCTCATGCGGAATCATTGTTTACGAAGATAAAGATACAATAATTATATGCCCACACTTTCTTGTTGAAGATGGGGTAGCTGTTCAAGGCGATGCAGAAATTGCAATACCAAAGTCTTGGATAATTTCAAATGAAAAAATGTTAGGTTTTCCACCGGGAGATTAGAATGCCATCCTTTAAAGATATAAAAGATTTAGCTAATAACCCCATTGCTGGTGTGGTTACTACAGCTATAAAGCCTACTCCAGCAGGGATAGCTTATACGGGAGCCAACCTAGCCTCAAAAGCTTTTACGGGTAAAACAATTCCAGAGCATCTTGCAGGAACTATTAAAGGGCCAGCTACAGGCACAGGTAATGTTGGCCCCAATAAAAAGGGCGATGTTATTTCAGAAGGCGGTTTCTTCCGTGATCCACAGCAAAAAAAGATTATGCGCGGAAGGAATGCTAAGGGTGGTTTAATTTCTTATAAGTCTATTACAGACATGGAGAACGGATAATGGCACTTAAAAATATTATGAATCTTGGAAAGGCTATTGGAGTAGCACGAAACCCTACACCTTTAGGAGTTGTCGATTTAGGTTTGCAAGTAGCTACAGGTAAAGGCTTGGCTGGTCATGGTATGGATATACTACAGCACGAGATGGGACGAGATAAAGATACTCCACCCGAAGTTACAATTACACCTACTGTAAGAGCCATGAATGAGATGGAGCAGGCTATGGCAAAGCAAGAAATGCGCCAGCGTAAGACCGTGGCTAAAGGCGGTAGAGTCTCTTACAAGTCTGTCTTTGATATGGAGAAAGGATAATGGCTAACAAAAACATTTTAGATTTAGAAACAGCTATTGCAGGGATTAGTGCTGTTGTAACCCCTAACCCGTATACTGTTGGTAACTTTGTTTCTCATATAACAACAGGGCAAAGCATCGGCGCTAATATGCCGGGGAAGGTTGGTGAAACTGTTCGTAATACTGAAGGAGCCATAAAAGATGCTGTAGAGGGGGCGCTTGAGTCAGGAGCAGAAAAGAGTAAAAAGAATAATAAAAACCGTCCAGACTTTGGGGCTGGTTTTGCATACGGTGTAGGCAGTGAACAACAGCGTAGATCAGAAGCCCGAAAGATGAAGCGTAATGTTGCTTATAGTAGAGGCGGTAAAGTCTCTTACAAGTCTGTCTTTGATATGGAGTGAATATGAAAAGTATCTTTGATCTAGAGCGACAAATGTATAATGAAGGAAGTAAAGTTAATGAGGCAGGAAACTACACTAAGCCAGAGATGCGTAAGCGTCTGTTTAACAAAATTAAAGCGGGTAGCAAAGGCGGTAAGCCGGGGCAGTGGTCTGCACGTAAAGCCCAATTTCTTGCCAAGCAGTACAAAGACGCGGGAGGCGGCTACACATAAAGCCAAGTTCTACATAAAATTATATAAGAGGAATTTGTATGGCACTTAAAAAGTCTCAGCAATCCCTAAAGGATTGGACAAAAGAAGATTGGGGAACCAAGTCTGGTAAGCCTTCTACACAAGGCCCAAAGGCTACGGGTGAACGCTATCTTCCTAAGAGTGCTAGAGAATCTTTGTCCTCCGCAGAGTATGCCGCAACGTCTGCAAAGAAAAGAGAAGACACAAAAAAAGGCAAGCAATTTTCAAAGCAACCTAAAAAGATTGCAAAGGAAACTGCTCGCCACAGGGCTGATACAGGTGGGCTTATCTCATCCGCAATGGATGTTAGCAAACCCTGTTGATAGCGTCTATCTCTGTCTCCAGTTTAGAATGTACATCTCCAGTAATTTCTTTAAAGGCTCTGATAGCCGCACGAATTAATACTTGAGATTCTTCCTCCCGAAAGACCTTGGCTATATGTTCATCTGGCAGTTCAGTCTGCTCAGTAACTAACAAGCCGTCTGAGTCTATCAACACCCGAAACCCTATTATTGTTGCGTCCCTTGGAACCATCAGAGTTCGCAAGCACCGCCAACACAAGCTAGTGTTTGCGCTCCTTCAGTGAAGTCATCCGCTTCGTTGAGATTCCAATCAAATTCTGTTGGAAAGTCCTTGACCATTTCAGCGTATTCATCCTCTGTGATCTGTTCATATGGTGCTTGGGCATAGCTGTGTTCATCATAAGGTAGAAAAGATATGCCTGAGATGGTATCAAAGTTATTGTACACCCAATTACCAATCTCAAGAAACTCTGAGTCGCGGTAGTAGACAGTGATGCTGGGCTTATGCTCACACCAATGCTCTTGGTACTTGGCCCATAACTCTAGCTGTTCCATACCAGACTGCTCAGAAGCAAACACAGCGGCCTCTGGAGCCTTCTTAGGGAAGGAGAATACCTTGGTAGTGGGTGAGAAGTTATCCATCTCACAAGGCACTCCAGCGTCTTCTAAGACAGCACATAATGGATCACGCATATCTGCCCTAACCCGTCGAATATAGAAAGGGGCATAGCGTCCGTGGATGCCTGACGCAGAATCTACCATTTGGGAAACCGTACCGCTAGGTTTAACGCAAGTGATAGCCGCGCTCTGAGGGATACCTAGTTTCTCTGCCCACTCTTTGTTGGTTTCAATAGCAACATCACGCAGGCCTTCAAGGAGTAAATCAAGGTCATCGTTCTCAAGAGTCATCAGAGGGTTATCAAGAATACCCGTAAGGCTCACACCCAACAAAGACTCTTCTTCGGTGTTAGCTTTCCAGATTCCTCTTAGGTATCTGAAGTCCGTGAGGGTGGCTTGGAGAGTTCCCAAGATAGTCGCAATTCGTACTTTTCTCCTGAGAGATTCAGCCGTATCTTCCGGTCTGACGACAACTTCTGAAAGGTTGCATACTTGTGACTTTCTAAGGATGATCTCACTGCATGGATTTGTTCCGAAATCTCTGTCGCTATCGCGCCTACCGTTTCTTTCAGCTTGTTTTTGGCTTGCGGCTCTACTGAAGATTCCGCGTTCTCCGCTTTTTGATTCATAAAGACTCCTCCACTCGTCTAGAAATTGTTCAAAAGATGGCTTGCTGTTATAGCAGGCACTGTTGTTTGCGAGTCCTCGTTGTGACTCAGTGTTATACCAAGCTCCGTGCTTTGCTTGGCGTAGTGCATCGTCAGAAAGATCTGACAAACTAATTAAGGCTGATCGTCTGACTCCTCCGACAACGACGATTTGAGCGATTTTACAGCAAAGATCGTGGCATTCAAGGGACGTAAGTCTTCGTCCAGCCGCGCTCTTAAATAATCTAACTGTAAATTTGAAGAGGTCGATAAGCGGTTCTGGGCCGCTTGCTCTACCTCCAAAAGTCTTGAGCGAGGCACCCGCAGGTCGAACTCTAGATGTATCCCATTCTGGTATTTGACCACTATATAACAACGATACCAACTCCCGATACGATTTCGCCCATCCAATTTTTGAATCCGGTACGTGTATGACTGTATCTGTGGCATGAAAGTCCTCTGCAATCTCTGGAAGTTTTGAAACATATTGATCTTCGACGCTATACCCAACGCCTGTCCCGCACATAAGTACGTACATCATCTCATCAAAGCAACGGGGGCTATCAATGGCAATGTAGCTACAATTAAATCCTGCCATGTTATCACGATCTAGCGCCTCACCAGCGGTCATCAAAGCCCTCATAGATGGCATGACTTCTAGATCATGTATAGCTTTAAATAATTCTACACGCTCATCATCATTAAGTTTATCTCCCCAGTATTTGATGTAGCGGGTTACTGTTTCTTTCCATGTTTCTCTGCGCTCTTCACTTGGAAGGTAGCGAGCGTATCGGCTTTTGTGAATGTATTGTTGATAGGCGTCCAATGATCTTACTCCTTTCTTCGGTTGTGTATTTAGACCAGTTACTGATTTCGTTTAGATTTCTTCCACATCCAATGCACACTCCGTTTTCTATTTTACAAACCTTTGTGCAGGGTGACTTCATTCCAACTCTTCAATATCATTTAAGTCATTTATGTTTAGCTTATATTTGTTTCGCTTCTTGATTGGCTTGTACTTTTCATCGTCACGGTCTTCGTACTTTTTTCTTTTGTGTCGGCTAAACTTTTCCAACCGTTCACGTTTGCGGTCATTCATCATCGCTTAGGCTCTCCCTCTTTGAAGCGTCTATCCAAGAGGCTGGAATACTATCTTCAGAAAACCAACGGAACCCTTTTGAAGAGGCCCACTCAGCGTGATTGCGCTTTGTGCCATCCTTCCTACGCTTTGCTTGGGGCATGGGGGCATTAGGATCAGCAAACAAGAACACCAACTCAATGTCTTTTGGAAGAGCTTTAGCTATCCAAACATATTTGTTGTATTCGTTGTGATCCCAGAAGCGGCCCTTCGCCTCTAGATAGATTTTCTTTCCGTCTATCTCGCGAATGAAGTCTGGATGGTAGGTATGTTCAACAACATATGCAGTCTTTTCAGAGTGCAAACTCCAATCGTTGAGTATGCCTGAATGAAGCTCATACTCCCAATTAGAATCGTACCCCCTTACAGGCGCTTTGTCGGTAGGCCTTTTGACACGGGCCTTCCTGTACCCCTTTTTTATTCTAGGTTTCAATGTACTGTAGGTATTCCTTCAAAGTGAATTTTCAGTATAACATATAACTCAAACAACAAGTCATCGTCTATAGTCTCTTCTTCTGCTAGTTGCTTGGCGCAATAAAATATTAGCGCCTCTAAGCTTAAAGGTTTCATTGTAAGTCAGCGATAGTATAGCTGTCAATAGGCCTATATGGATTTTTGTTATAAAAATCTTTCAGCTTATTCCTTGTCCACCTTTCTGTAAAAGCAGAGTTAAAGAACTGCTTATCTTTGAAGTAGTGAGATGTTTGGTTTAGATACTGCCTAAAGTTTTTCAGATTTATTTTATCTGCTTCTCCTTCAGGCATGATGCTGTGCAACCACTCGACAGAAATAACCTTAACCTGTCTGTTAATCTTTTTCATTATCTTCCGGTTCACACAATCTCCTCGACTCTTGGTGCAACTTCAACATGAGTAAGATACGTTGGCCCATTCGCATATTGGAATGTCCGAATACCCTGACCGTTGTTTGCGTCTTTGTAGCACTCAAACTTGTACGGACAATACGTACAATTACGGTGCAGTCTCATGTTGCCTTTCTTCCCCTCTGGTACAGATTCATAACAGCGTGGAGGTGGGGTAGCCAGCTTCAGCGCCTTCTTCACATCCTGTATCTGAGTGTTAATACTAGGCTTGTCAAGCTCCTCTGGGCGATATAAACACAACTCGCCACTCTCTTTATTGATTACAAGAAAGCCGCCCTCAGAAGACTTCTCAGCCTCCTCGTAGCCTGCAAGCTGTGACATATATCCGAAAGGATCATCTTCTCGTAGCCGTCCCTCGCGGAACTTATTGAACGAGAACTTAGATGCGGTCTTGATATCAACCACTTCCCCATCAATCTTACAATCAATGTGTCCCTTCACACCCTTAACCGTAACCTCTTTCTGTTCGTCAGTGACCTCATGACCTGAAGCTCTGACAAGCATGAGGACGATCTCTTCTAGGAGATGACCATAAAGAAATTTTATTTGTAGGGATGGTGAAGGTACTGACGGCTCAGACTCACGGTTCTGTTCGTACCAAAGCTGTCGAGCAGGGCGACCAACATTAGACATACGCAGAGAAAACTCTGAGTTTCTTTCTGATGGCCTAGCCCAAGCTAGAAGCGAGTCCTTGATACGAGCCAGCGTGAAGTCCAGATCTTCATCACTTAAATTAAATTCACGACCTTCGGATAGCTCTGAAAGCTGTCCATAAATATCGTCAAT